GTAGGCATTTCCATTTCTGGACGTTGGAAGTTCTGTGGCACTTGAGCTTGCTCCTGATGTTGGATCTCTTGTTCAAATTGGGCACGGGCTTCATAAGCCTGACGCTGCTGTGTTTCAGCAGGGGTCTCAGTGGGGTAAGGACCTTGAGGACCGAAGAAACCGTTGACATAGTCAGCGAGTACATCGGGGTGCGTGAGCATTGTGTTCATTGCAGTGCGCTCTTCACCTGCAGCTTCAAGCATCAAGCTCTGGGACTGGCCGCGCTGAACCTGCTCAATCAGAGCATCTTCAACTGCACATGCGTACTGGTTTAGTAGTGCTGGAGCTTCAGCGCCGAAGTGCTGGAGAACCTCAAGACTTTGATCACTTACCTGACTTAGATACGCGTCGCTTACTGCCTCTTGGCTTTGACCCTGCATTGGAGCCTGAGCCTGTGAATAAGCCTGGGTTGAAGCTTGGTGACTGTAAGTCTGGGGCGCCGAATACTGGGCTGGTGTTACCTGCTGTGCCGAAGCCCAAGCTGCCGGTTGTGCCACCTGAGGTGTCGGAGTTTGGTAAGCCGATGGTGATACCTGGGCTTGGGATGGGCTGCTTGTATTCAAGCTTGCGCTGAGCGCCTGGAACGCCGTTTGCCATGGATTGGTTTCCGCTGCCGGTGGTCCCGAAACCTGCGGGGCCGGAGCCTGCTGGTAAGCCTGGAGCTGCGGCGCTGGTTCCTGCACTTGGTAAGTCGGAGCCAATGCCGGGGAGGCTGATTGTTGGCTCATCGAGGACGGGGCGGCCAAGCTCTGCTCTGACGCGATCGGCATCGGAGAGCTTGCTTGGGCCGGGGTCATCACTGCTTGGTTTGTACCTTCCACTGTAACTTAACTCCTTACGTAAAAATTCTAAAGATCGATATAAGAATCCTGTGATATCAAGATTCGGGTCAGACGCCAAAGGAAGTTCTGGTGTCTGTGGATGTGGCAGCTGATATAGCTGACCTAATAATCCAATAAAACTACTTAAAGATTGTTGTGTTTGTTGGACCATTCTGAAGGGGTAACCGCTAAGCATGGCTGCCCGTTCTTCATCTGTTTTGCCAGGGAATAAATATTTCAGTGCTTCAATTGAATCAACACCTAGCTCTTGTAGGTTACGAACGACAATACTATTATTTAAGACGTCTTCCGTACTCTCTTCAAAAACTTCACCTTCCCAACGCCAGTTAACTTTTGTACTGCCATCTGGGATAAGTCCAATTACTCCTGGAGGAATATCTCCTGTGTCAAGTCTAGCACGTATCTCTTCTTCTCTAGTAAGAGTGAACTTCTGATACTTCTTGAGGAACTTCTCCTCATCTTTTTGATATGTCTCGATATCTCCTTGATAATCTTCCATTAATGGTGGGATAGGTTCTTCTAGGCCAATAGCCACTGCGAAGGACTTTTTAAACATTATCTCTTCATGCTGAACCATCATGCCAAAGAGTTTGCATAAGCCATATGAGAACAGCGCTCTTGCCTTTTTCTCTGCTGTTGCTGCTACCCGTCCATAGAGCGTTTTGATTTCATAAGCTGTTGAGGCAGTACCAATATCAATATCATCAACACCACCTAATGCAAGGCGAATCTCTGAGCGGTACTGCTTGACATATAGATTCTGGTCACCTGAAACGCTATCTGGTGTTAGGTAACTAACGCGGTCAGTTGGCTCAAGGTTAGCGATAACGCGTGGCACCTTAATTTGACCATCAATAGGTGATGTACCAAATGGTGCTGTGTTCCTTGTATCACTACGACCAATAGCAGCAAAACCTGCTTGTGAACTAATCGTTGGCCGCATCGCCTGTTCATCACCTGAATCAACAATGTCATGCTTAGGACGGCTGGAAACTAATGTAGGGTTACCGAAGAACTTGAGGTTCTTACGTACGTTCCTAACTAACTCATCGTGATAGAGGATATGGTTTGCTAGCCAATCGAACTCTCCATTACCACTGGCTTCCCCAGTGCAGTCCATATGATTAAATACTTCAACAGCTGGTATGAAACCAAGACTGTTGGTAAGTACTTCTGTAGAGCCAGGCATAGTGGCCTGTATGGAACCTTGCTCATTCTCGAACTCGATCTTCTCGTTTGATATTGTCTGTTCTATGCGATCTTTGAAAACCTTCAGTCGGATGTACTTCTTTTTACCACCACGACCATTTTGCTGTGGGTACTGATCAACTGTTCCAGGCTCATTTACATTGAAGCTATATATCAGCACCACACTTTCTAGTTCACTGTTCTGTGTGCGATAGGCGCGATAGCTATCTTTTGGGAAGTACAGAAGTTGGTAGGTATCACCGTCTGGCCTGAAATAAAACAGACCCTGACCATCACATAGAAAGTAATCGATAATGCTTTCGAGTTTCATCTCAAGCATATTCTCTTCACAAATCTTGGCTATAAAATCCTTCCTGCTACCAAATGAATCTTGTGCACAATAGAACTCAATGCCACGACGTAATAGGAATGTCCGCATCTGAGCTAGATGTGAGGAGACAATCATTGTGTCTACTGACAAATCCCCGCGTCTTTCTTTTGCCGCAGTAAGTATCTGATTAAATTGAGTTTCTATTGATGAGGTCATTATTTATTAATCCTATTAATTAAATATAGAAGAGCCACCCGTGGGTTTTCCTTTATCCTTCTTTTTCGAGTTTAGCTCAATATCTAGAATTTGGTCGAGATAATTCTGCGGATCTAAGTCAGGCTTACCTATAGGCTCAAGCGGTGTGGCCTGCTGCCAATCAGTTGTTTTTGTTCTTCTCCAATCACCCATGTAGTCATTCTGAGTAGTAGTAGCCTTTGAATTATAATAATTCTCACGTTTATCCATTCTTCCTTGCAGGTTGCTTGTATCTATTACCTGGTTCCTACTACCTTGATCAATAAACTTCTGAGCTGTATTTAGACCGAAGTCGTCATAGCCCGCTTCACGTCCACTTCTATTAGCAGCTTTCCAATAGTTAGACCACTCAGCGCCACCAAGCCCTGTATCACTACGGATTCCAGTAGGACTTTCCATAGCTGTTCCATAAGACATCGTACTGACAGTTGTATCAGGTTGACTATGTTTGACAACGTCACTAGAGGCTGATACCTGCATATCACCTTTCTTCTCTGTTAAATAATCTGTATAGCTTTGCTTAGGTGCATTATCACTTGCCCAACCTGTACTGGCACCATCAGGATTAGGATTTGAAGCCTCATTTGAAGTTGGAGTAGATCTGTACTCGCCAAGTTCTCGCCTAGGAGCTAATTCTCTAGTTGGACCTAATTCTCTAGTAGCTGGAGATTCTCTTTCTTCTGGTCTATCAAATCCAGGATGGCCATGACCAGGCTTAGTTATAGCATCACCAGCCATTCTTCTTTTGGTCATCGTTATTTATTACATAGTTAAGCTATCACTATTGTAGTCTACTTGTAGTCCACCGCGTCTTAGTAGTCCTCCCATAGTTAATATCATCGAATCAACTGCATCATCATGAGGTGAATGCCCGAAGTTCAATAGTTCTTCTTCTAGTACATCCCATTTACGCCACTTATTCCAGGCAACTCTCCTGTTCTCATATAAGCCAAGCACGCCTCGCAGCCTTGCTAATTTATCTCCTTTAAAACCTTTAACGGGAGAGCATGTAAGGTTATATAGTGCCCTGTCTTCAAACATAATTCGCTTAAAATCACCTTCAAACGATGTCTGATAGGCCACTGCTTCTGGCCAGATTACACATGGTGACATGGTTGGGAAATATTGCTTGTCATCGTTTTCAGCGAGGATATTCCAATCAGCAAGCATTTCGCAAAGGGTATCCATCTTCTCGATATTGCCCATTGTCCTGTTTCGCCGTTGATCGATTAGGTAGATCTTTCCATCCTTGATTCCGCCAAGAGTCATCACAGTCCAGTCGTTTTTCTCCTTTAGACCGCAACTAAGGTCAATGCCTACACCAATGCAGTCATATTCCTCTGGAACTTCTGTTTTATAGATCAACTCAGGTGAGATGCCGACATCGGTTGTCTTAACTGCTGTATTGAGGTACTGATACGCGAAGGCAATGCGGTCCTCGCTCTTGCGTTCATTCAGGTACTTCATTGACCAGAAATCAGGCCAATAGGAACGCTGCCTACCTTCATTGTCAGTCAGTACAGCCTTCTGAACGATCTGCTTCCAGTTGTTCTTAGGAACAAAGATTGTTGCGTGGATATCATCAAAGTGGAAGCGGGTTCCAAGGCAGATCGCACGAGCACCTTGGAACATCGTTGGCGCAATCACGTTTGTCCAGGTGGTCTCCATCTCACGGCGTATGTCTGGGTTGTTGATTGAACCTGCAGATTTAATCGGGTCATCAATCAGTACCAGCTGAGAGCGCTTTGAGGTGATAGCACCTTTTAGTCCACCACAGGCAATCGTGAAAGCTTCCTCTCCACTTGTGTCTATACCAGCGAAGTCATAGTCAATACTCCAGTATTCATCCGATCGCCTTAGCTTGGACAAACGGACCATTGGAAAAATTTCACGGTATTTTGAACTGGTTAATATCCCTTTAATCGTCGCTGACTTTGCTCTAGCAATATCAACCATGTAACTGATATATAGGATCCGTAGCATCTGTTTATTAGCTGCATGACGTCCGATCATCCAAGCAGCAAACATTCCAAGTACTGTACTTTTGGCACTACCACGCGGAGCAAGGATATCTGTGTTAGGACCGCCGATTCCAACTAAGCATTCACTATCAACACCAGTGCACAGTTCGTTGTGCCACTCCATCATATGTTTTGCTGGTGGTTTACCTAAATAGGTACAGAATACTTTGAAGTCATCTCTTGCTTGTAGTACTTGCTCTGACGGTGCTTTGACAGTTACTTTCGTTGCTGTCATCAAAGCAGATCGTTTATAGGCAAGAGCTACACTTGAGACTGACATATTATAAGACTAAGTTATCCTTAGTCTAACGTTCAGCTAATCGTTGTTGAGCCCTACCTTTTGCTCTAGCAATAGTTGCATTCCTATGTACTTGTGCTCTAGTTGTTGCAAATGCATTACCCATAGCTGCTGCATATTCTTCAGCTTCTCGCTTTCTACCAGAGCGTAGAGTCCTCATCGGACCTGCCGATTGTTTATCAGGCAAGCTTCTGGAAATACTTTCAGCTAAACGTAAGCCTGCTGTATCACCACTTATCATCACAGGAAGTTCAGGTAACTCAGGCAGGTGAATAGACATCAGGAGTTGCTCAGCTCGCTATAGACCTTGGCCCAGATTGCATTGATCGCATTCTCAATAGGCTCGGCAAATTGTGGATCATCTTTAAAGATATTGGTGAGTTCCCTCATCACGCGGTCAGCACCAGCAAGAACAAGGCCACGCTTGTCAGTTGTGCGATTCATCCGCTCACTGGTTTCAATATGTGAGCGCAGTTCTTTCTCTAGTGCAGCAAGACGTGCAGCGCCGTTATCTCCTTTGATCTCACCGCTATTAACGGCCATACGTAGATCCTGAATATCGCTGTGCAGGGCTGCGATCTCACTATTGAGGATCTCTCTACGGTTTAACTTTTTGTACTTCATCTTCACCCAACGGGCGAGGTCATTGAAGGTACCTGGGTATTGGAGGATTCCGGCATATACCCAGATCTCAATAATTGATGGTGTAACTTCTGCGAACTCTTTGAAGTCCTCACTATCAGCAGCAGGGAGCGTATCTAGCCACTGATCTAAATAGGTCAGATAAACCTTCGCGTTTGTGGATGTCTTAGTAGTAGATGTCATTAGAACGAACGCGCCAAACCTTTGCTGTACTTGGACTGATCAGCACGGGTCTTAGCTTCTAGGCGGTTGCCATGGCTCATTGTGAAACGTTGGTCGTGACCTTGTGCGCCAATTTCCCTAACCCTCTCGTCTCCTAATGCACCGATTTCTCTAACCCTTTGATCACCCTGTGCTCCGACTTTTCTTACATCAGCATCTGAGGTGGCTCCTATACTTCTGACGTTCGCATCACTTCTAGATGCAACCCCTCTTACATCAGCATCACTGTGAGCTGCTATACCTCTGACGTTTTGATCTCCTTCGGCTCCAATCCTTTTACGATCCTGATCACCCTGAGTAACTGCTGTCTTACGTATCTCTGATCCTTCAGTTTCTGTCTGCTGTCTATTTTGATAACCCTGAGCAAAGATTCTATTACTGTCAGCAGCGCGGGTTTCTTTACCTGCTGCAGTAATTCGATTGCTATCTGTTAAACGCTCCTGTTCACCTTGAACGATTGTCTGCAATCTATTTTGTAAACCTGTTGCTGCCAGAGTTTTACGCCCCTGTTCATGAGTTGCTCCTAAATTAACAATGTCTCGTTCATTCTGATTATCAGCAAACTCGTTTTGATAGGTGTAGTCAGCACCACTCTTTGACATGCCTAAGTTGAACTGCTGCTGCATTAAAGCAGCTTGGTTGCGTAAATCTAAGTCTGCAGCATGGCTCATTGCGCCCATTGATAAGGCAGCCTGGTTCTCTGCCAGACCCTTCGACATATTGGAATCCCAAGCCGATTGAATCATGTTGGCTTGAAATGAGTTCTTCATTGCATTGCCATAAGCATCATCGTCCTTTGGCTTATATCCATAGAACTCATTCATTACTTGCTGGAAATTAAACATTCCAGGATTTATATTGTTGTTATTGTTTCTTGTATCTATTTTTGTCATTGTACTTTCACATACATTAAATCTACTCTTACTTTATTTTAGTAGGTTCTAAACATGACTTACAATAAGTAAAGGATCTATATTTAATAATATGAGTAATGTAGGAGATTACATAGCTGCCGGTAGGACTGTATCAGGTGCAGCAGGTGATATCTTTTCAACTGCACGTAAGTATGGGCCAGATTATTCTGGCTTA